AGTTTTGTATAGGAGGGAATTTTGAAGACAGAAATCATCAAAGTAAAAGGAGACTGGCAAGAAGTTGTAAACGATTGCCGGGCAACTGTAAAAAAGCCGCCTCTTGGGCGCGAACCGAGTGCTGAATGGAAAAGGGCAATCCTAATCGCAGAGCATGACCCAATCCGAGATATTATCATCAAATTTCGATGGAAAGATATTAAATATTGGGTCGCCATGCACTGGAAGACGCATATTTGGAGAAGCCGGGTTGATTCCCAGAGAAACGACAGGCAATCGAAGTACGACCGCAATAAGGCGCCTCAGGACGCTAGGGTTGATTTTATTGGGGACCCAAATATTCAAAATCTGATTGATACCATGCGCAAGCGGTTATGCAGCCAGGCAGACCCGGAGACGCGCGCGTATGCCGAGGATTTCAAGGCGGCGCTGCATGAGGTGCAGCCGGAAATCTCGGACGTTCTGGTACCTAACTGCGTTTATCGGTGCGGCTGCCCGGAGATGCAGACGTGCGGGATGTACGAATGGTGGCTGAAATTTCACCCGGACATTGCAAGCACGGACATTCAGAAGCGGTATAACACTTACAACGAACTGTTCTGGAAAGTGAGGGCGAAGCGTGGGAACGATACTGGCGATTGACCCGGGGAATATGGAATCCGGGGATGTCCTCGTAGAGCACGACGGGAAGGAAATCCGGAAGGTGCTGGACGTTGGGAAGATTCCGAACGAGGAGATATATAAAGTGCTCTGCTGGCCATATGAACATTTAGCGATTGAGATGGTGGCGGGAATGGGAATGCCGGTAGGCGCAGAAGTATTCGACACCTGCTTTTGGATCGGGCGATTTTGGGAATATGCCGAGCTTTACCGGCAGGGATACCAGATACAGAAGATTTTCCGCCGGGAAGAAAAGCTTTACTTATGCGGCAGAGCGTCGGCAAAGGATGTGAACATCCGGCAAGCCCTCGTCGACCGCTACGCGCCCGGTCAGCCAAACTACGGCAAGGGAACAAAGAAGGACCCCGGTTTCTTTTACGGGTTCTCGGCGGATATGTGGGCGGCTATGGCGGTAGCTGTGACGTATTTTGACAAGTACATAAGGGGGATACAGCTATGAACGATAACTGCATTTGCGCGCATTTATACGGAGATGGTAGCAGGAATTGTAGGTTAAGAGCAGAATACATCCGCTGCAACCGTGCCGAGGAATGCTCAGCCTATAAAAATGGAAAATGTTTTTGCGTAACAACACTATTTGGCGTCAGATGCCCCAACGGTGATATCACAATTGTGGATGGTGGAACAAAACGGTCAAAGGCATTTTTACGGGTTCAGAAAGAAGCCAGAACAAATCCCGCTTACGGGAAATTACAATATCCATCAACCAATTTGATTACACGCATAGGAGAAGACGCTTTTCTCACCGTTTCTTATACATGGTTGGAGGATTTCGGCGGGGAAATCCGTTGCGATAACCCGCATCTTGGCACAAACAAACTGTACATAAGCGCAGACAAACTTACGCCTGAAAATATCAAGAGGATTTGCGATTTTATCCCACACGCAATAATGGGCGGCGTGATTCGGGATTATCAGGACAAAATCGTCCCAATGTTTTTGCATCAGCTACGGGGTTTATTCCCGGAAAAGTACGCAGCATTCCAGGGAACGTATCCTGATTACAAAATCAAAGTTCCGGACTGGAAGGGGAGAAGGGCAAAGCTTTCAACATGCAACAGGAATGCGGAGTACAAGGACTGCCACAAAAACACGTTCCGTTTTGACGGAGACTACATTGTATGCGACTGCTATAACTCGTCATTTGCGCCATTTCGTGCAAAGCGGGCAGAAATCCGCATGAAATTATCTGACGAAATGGAAGTAGAAATCACAGACAATGGACAAGTCACCGATGGAACTGTTTTCTTGTGAGAGGTGGATACAGCTATGATTTGCCCGGGCTGCAACAAAAAGATGCGGTGCATGAACAGCAGGCCGACCAGCGACCGGATCATCAGAACACGAAGATATTTATGCGAAAGCTGCGGCGAGGTGCGCTACACTGTGGAAATTCTAAAGGAAACATACAGCGCGCTTTCGGCGCAAAAATTGAAGGAGGTAACGAAAAATGGGCATGAGTGAATGGGCAAAACGAGAAGTTGAAATTGCGTGCAAACAAGAGCGCGTCGGAAAACCAAGCGACGAATGGGCTTACGGTTGTGCTTGCTATAAAAGCGCCTTAAAAGCGTTTGAGAGTCTGCTTGAAGATGACCACAGCGGCCTGAGCATGTCCATTACAAAGCAGGTTTTGAATCGCCTAATTGACGGCAAACCGCTTTCCCCGATTGAGGATACGCCAGACGCATGGAATGAGGTCGGTTGGACGGATAAAGAACACAAATACACATGCTACCAGAGCAAGCGCATGAGTGACCTGTTTAAGTATGTATACGACGATGGGCATATAGAATACAGCGACATCAACAGATTCATTTGCAAAGATGAGCCAAGCGGTACATACTGGCACAACAGTTTTGTCGCAAATATTTTAGGAGAATTATTCCCGATTACATTTCCGTATACACCGTATAACAAGCCGATTATTGCCCACCGGACGACGGTATTGGTAGACCCCAAATTAGGCGACTACGATACAATGGCAATTTGGAGCGCTGAGACACCGGATGGGAAAAGAAAGGAAGTAGGCCGCTTTTTCAAGGAGTCCAACGGGAAGTGGCTGGAAATCGATAAAGCGGAGTACATGGAGCGTTTTGAAATGGAGGGACGCAGACTTGGAAAAGATTAAGGGAGCAAAATACGACGACAACAAACCTCGACCGTCTACTGTCCCCGTAGAAGCCATCCTTGCGATACTGGAAACGCGCATGTACGGCTTTAACAAGTACGGCGATGCGGAGGAGTGGCGCAGCATTGCGCCGGAGAGATGGCACGAGGCGCTTTTACGGCACGTCTTAGCAATCTGGGATAACCCGACGCACATTGACGAAGAATCCGGGCTGCCGTCTATTTGGCACGTGATGACAAACGGGGCGTTTTTGTGTGCATGCTTGAAGGACAGCTTCAAAAAGGAGACAGAACAATAATGGAGGACATTACAAAGCAGGAGTATTCCGCATGGCTGGAAGAATCACTAAAAACTGTGTTAGATTTCAAGCCCTCATCGATCTGCATTGTTGCTACTACGGAGGATGGGACAACAAAGACAGGATATTTCAATTCGACGGGGCAAGACAAAGCTATTTTTGCCGCTAACATTATGAGCGACGTTGTAATGGATATTGTCAAAATCAATGCAGAGGATATCAAGAAAATATTGGGCGGAACAGAGTAAGGGGGCTGATACGGTGAGCAAACCGCGCTATGGGTGGTGGGGCTACGCAAAATGGATGGTACGAAGCTACAAGGGCGGTACGCTTATGACGCGCGAGGAAATTGACGCGGTAGATGCTGCTGTCGAAGAAACAAAGCAGCTTCCCGATGGTGCGGAACGGCTGAAGCTTATTGATCTGGTCCTTTGGAAGCGCACACACACCTTACAGGGCGCTGCTATGGTGGTATATGTTTCGGAGCGTACCGCTCAGGAATGGCATAGACAGTTCATCTACTTGGTGGCAGAAAAACGTGGTTTATATTCAAAAGTTTGCGTAAGAGAGCCTTAAACATAGTGTATCGTTGAGAGCGTAGAGGTGTATCCTCTGCGCTTTCATCCTTTTCAACGGCTACGCAGCGTACTGCGGAACCTCCTTTTTCTTAGCTCCACCGGAAACCGCAATCCGGTGGAGCGTGAAAAGGAAGATTGAAAGGGTGAATAAGGAGGGATGAAATGGAAGTAAAGAGTTTGAAATTAGATAGCATTACGCCTTATGGGAAGAATGCAAAGAAACACGATAAACGGCAGATCAACAACGTTGCTGAGAGCATCAAGCAGTACGGCTTTGTTCAGCCGATTGTAGTTGACCGGGACGGTGTGATTGTAATCGGTCATTGCCGCGCTCTGGCGGCAAAGAAGCTGGGCATGGAAGAAGTGCCGTGCGTCTGTGTGGATGATCTGACACCGGAGCAGGTGAACGCCCTACGGCTGGTAGATAACAAAAGCAACGAGAGCGACTGGGACTTTGACCTGCTGGCGGTGGAACTGCCGGGGCTTGACCTGTCGGCTTTTGACTTTGACTGGGGACTTCGCGACGAGCTGAACGATTCCGTTGTGGAGGATGATTATGACCCTGTTCTTCCGGCAGAGCCTAAGAGCAGACTTGGCGATGTATATCAGCTTGGAGATCATCGCCTTATGTGCGGTGACAGTACGTCTTTGGCAGATGTACAAAAGCTCGTGGGGGGGGCACAGATGGACTTGCTTCTCACGGACCCGCCGTACAATGTGGACTATCAGGGCACCGCCGGTAAAATCAAAAACGACAACATGGAAGATACGGCGTTTAGGCGCTTTTTGACGGATGCGTTTTCTAATGCAGCAATGGTCATGAAACCGGGTGCACCGTTCTACATCTGGCACGCAGGGCTTGAAGGATATAATTTTTTTGGAGCTTGCAAAGATGCTGCTTTGCGTGTGCGGCAGATGCTTGTATGGGTAAAGAATATATCTGCGTTTGGTCGACAAGACTTCCAGTGGAAACATGAGCCTTGCCTGTATGGTGAGAGTGAAATCGAAGAGGATGCTCACGAACCTTGCCTTTACGGATGGACGGAAGGCAGGAAGCATTACTTTTTCAAGAACCGCAGACAGACTACCGTTCTGAATTTTGATAAGCCTGTCAAATCTGCGGAGCATCCGACCATGAAGCCAATTAAGTTGTTCGACTATCAGATGCAGTGTTCCAGCAAGCCTGGTGAGAATGTGCTTGACCTGTTCGCGGGGTCTGGCACAACGATCATGGCAGCGGAGCAGAACGGGAGACATGCGTATTGCATGGAGTTTGACCCGAAGTATGCCGATGTAATCATTGATCGTTGGGAGAAGTTCACAGGAGAAAAGGCGGTGCTTCTGAGTGACGATTGAAGAGGCACAGAGAATTATTGACAAAACAGACAGCCCATATTTGAAGCGGGACATGGAGAAGTTTATCAAACGCCAGAGGAGAAAGGAGGGCGCGTATGGCAAGACCAAAAAAGGAAATAGACCAGAAGCAGTTCGAGGCGCTATGCGGGCTTCAATGTACCCTTCTGGAAATCTGTGACGCGCTTGATGTAAGCGATAAAACATTAGACGGATGGTGTAAGAGAACTTATGGGGAGCATTTCTCCGAAGTATTCGCGAAAAAGAGGGGTAAAGGGAAAATATCACTGCGAAGAATGCAGTGGAGGCTTGCTGAAAAGAATGCGTCTATGGCTATCTGGCTCGGGAAACAGTACCTAGACCAGACAGACGGAGCAAGCGAAAAGAGCGGAGACCCGGCAGCTTTGGCGGCTTTGATTCTGGCGCTCAAGGGCAACGGAAATGCAGATTAATCCATTATCGAAAAAGCAACGGCAGATCATGGAGTTTGCACAGTCGGAGGATATAGCGCTGATCTGTGATGGCTCTGTCCGTTCCGGCAAAACAACAATTATGGCGTTGACGTTCGTCTTATGGGCGATGAATAACTACGATCATACGAATTTCGCCATTTGCGGGAAGACGGTTCAGGCGGCGGAAAGAAACATATTAAAGCCATTGATGGAGGTCGATGGGCTAGGCGCGGCTTTGTCGATGAGTTATAAAGTTTCGACGAGGATTCTCACGGTACGAAGCGGAAACAAGACAAACTGGTTTTATCTGTTCGGCGGCAAGGACGAAAGCTCGTATATGCTCATTCAGGGCATTACACTTGCGGGTGTGCTGTTCGACGAAGTGGCACTTATGCCGCGTTCGTTTGTGGAGCAGGCGCTTTCCCGTGCGATTTCGTTTGAACATCCGAAATACTTCTTCAACTGCAATCCGGAAAGCCCGAGCCATTGGTTCTACAAAGAGTGGATTGAGCGTCCGCGCGAGAACACGCAGCACATCCACTTCCTGCTGGAAGACAATCCAATTCTTACTCCGCAGATGATCGAGCGGACGAAAGGAATGTATTCCGGCGTATTCTACGACAGATACATTCTCGGGCGTTGGGTAATCGCAGAAGGGCTTGTGTATCCGATGTTTGGAGAAAACTGCATCGTGCATGATGGACCGGATGGCGGGGACTTTTACATTTCCATCGACTACGGAACGATGAACCCGTTTTCCGCTGGGCTTTGGAGGGTCACGAAAAAATGCGCGGTTCGAGTGGCGGAAGTATATTATTCCGGTCGAGCCGAACGCCACCAGAAGACCGACGAAGAGTACTGCGACATGGTGGAACAGTTGGCGGGAGACAGAACAATATCGGCGGTCGTCGTAGACCCTTCGGCAGCGTCGTTTATCGAAGCCTTGCGGAGACGCGGGCGGTTCAAAGTTAGGCACGCGGATAACGATGTAATGAACGGAATCCGAACCGTGTCTGCTTTTCTCAAAAATGGGAAAATAAAAATACACGAAAGCTGCGAGAACTCCATACGTGAATTTGGGCTGTACCGGTGGGACGACAAAGCAAGAGAAGATCAAGTTATAAAGGACAACGATCACGCGATGGACGATATTCGGTATATGGCTATGACGGTACTGAAAAAGGCGTTCAAAGAGCATTCGTTCGTGCCTGAACTGGCGCGGTGAGGTAAAAGATGAAAACATATCAGGATTTTTTAGAGGTCGCGGAAAAGTCTGACCGGGAACGGATGGAATTTGTTCTGTCCGCGATAAATAATCACAAAGACTCGGATTTATACAAACAGGCGATTATTGCGAAGGAGTATGACGCGCACCGGAATGTGACGATTGCCAATTTTCAAAAGCTGCTTTACACACTCAACGGGAAAGTCATTCCGGACAACTACAGTCCGAACTATAAGCTTCGGAGCAATTTCTTCGCAAATTTCATCACGCAGGAAACGCAGTATTTGCTTGGAAACGGCGTGACACTGAAAAAAGAGGAGAACAAAGCGAAGTTGGGCGCTGGGTTTGACACACGGCTCCAAGACGCAGCACACGACGCGCTTGTCGGCGGCGTTTCCTATGGTTTCTGGAATCTCGATCACCTTGAAGTGTTTGATGTGACAGAATTTGTCCCACTTCTGGATGAGGAAAACGGAGCGCTTCGGTCGGGCATTCGTTTCTGGCAAGTATGCACAAGCAAACCGCTGCGTGCTACGCTCTTCGAACCTGACGGATTTACACAGTACATCCGACGGAGCGGGGAAGAAATGATGATTTTGGAGCCGAAGCGCGGCTATGTGGCTGTGGAAGCGACTTCTGAGATTGACGGGACTGAACTTCTGGCGTATCAGAATTATCCTGGCTTCCCTATTATTCCTATGTACGGGAACCGCGCAAAGCAGTCTGAGCTGGTTGGCCAGCGTGAGGCAATTGACTGCTACGACTTGATCAAATCCGGCTTTGCAAATACGGTTGACGAAGCGTCGATCATCTATTGGACGATTTCCAACGCTGGAGGCATGGACGAGATCGATATGGCACGGTTCAAAGAGTCCATGCGGCGAATTGGTGTAGGTCTTGTGGACGATGACGGCGCGAAGGCAGAGGCTCATACGCTCACAATCCCGGTTGAAGCTCGGGAAGCGCTCCTTTCCAGAATCAGCGACGATCTGTACCGAGATTTTCAGATGTTGGACGTTACAAAACTGCAAGGCGGGCAGAAAACAGCGACGGAGATCACTGCGGCATATCAGTCGATGGATAACAAGGTCGATCAATTCGAATACTGCGTAATTGATTTCTTACAGGCGCTTTTCAAAATCGTTGGGATTGAGGATGAGCCATCTTTTACTCGCTCAAAGGTAACAAATCAGCTGGAGCAAACGCAGATGGTGCTTCTTGCGGCAAACTACCTCGATGATGAGACAATTTTGAACAAGCTCCCGTGGCTGACGCAGGAAGAAGTCGCCGAAATTCTGAAAAGAAAAGCGGCAGAGGATATTGAGCGCAGCTTCGAGCCGCCGGAGATGGTGAACGATGAGACCTGATAAGGGATACGACCTCACCGAAAAAGAGTTAAAGGCGCTCGAGAAGCAGATATATGAGTCTTACAAAGAAGCGTATGACGGTCTGGTGGATATCATCAAGGAGTATTTCGCAAAGTTCGCAGACCGTGACGCTTCCGAAAAGGCACGGCTGGACGCTGGCGATATCACCGAGGAACAATACAAGCAATGGCGGCTTGCGCAGATCGGGCGTGGAAAGCGCTTTGAGGCGCTACGGGATAAGGTCGCAGAGCGCATGACAAATGCAAACGCTGCTGCTGTTGCGTATGTCAACGATGCAACGCCGGGCATTTACAGTTTGAATCGGAATTTCGCGGCGTACACCATTGAGCAGGTGACCGGCGATGTCGGATTTGACTTATGGGACGAACAGACTGTAAAGCGCTTGATTGCGGAACAGCCGGAGCTTATGCCGTATTACCCGCCGAAAAGAGCGTTAAAACGCGGCATTGATCTTGCATGGGGGAAAAAGCAGATCACAGCCAGCGTCACAAGCTCAATTTTGCAGGGCAAGAGCATTAAGCACATGGCAGATGATCTACAATCCAGAATTGTCACCATGAACCGTGATTCCGCTATCCGGACAGCTCGAACGGCAGTCACGGGTGCGCAGAACGCCGGACGGATGGATTCTTACTTTGCGGCTGAAAAGATGGGGATTAAATGCCGCAAAGAGTGGATGGCGACACTTGACGGAAGAACGCGCCATTCTCACGCGATGCTCGACGGCGAGGTCGTGGATAACGACAAGAAGTTTTCTAATGGGTGCCGTTTCCCGGGAGACCCGAACGGAGCGCCCGCAGAAATATACAACTGCCGCTGCACGCTGGTATCTGTGATAGAGGGAATTGACACTTCCAAAGGACAGCGCCGCGCCAGAAATCCTGAGACAGGGCAAAATGATCTGATTGAAAATATGACTTATGCCGAGTGGGCGGGGTGGAAAAAGCGTGAGCGTTGAATTTATAGACAATTCCGAAGAAGTGAAGTCCGCTATGCACGACGCGCTGATTCGCGCCCTCGAAAAGATCGGCATGACGGCTGAAAAGTATGCAAAGCGGCTTTGCCCGGTGGACACCGGCAATCTGAGGAACAGCATCACGCACCGCGTAGATGAAGAGGAACCGGCGGCATACATCGGAAGTGACACGGAATATGCTGCATACGTCGAACTCGGAACCGGTAAGTATTATCCGGGTGGAAGACCTACGCCGTGGGCGTATCAGGACGCAAAGGGGAACTGGCACTGGACGGCGGGCAATAAAGCACAGCCGTATTTGAAGCCCGCAGCGGCTGACCATGCATCCGAATACCGGCAGATCGTAGAGGATGAATTGAAAAATGGCTGAAAGTTTGCGTAAGAGAGCCTAAAATATGCGGTATAAATGTGGTAACAGTGAAGAAACGACTGTTGCCACATTTTTTGTTCTGTCGCGGCAAAGAACCGCCGACAAGGGAAAGGGAGATAGAACATGGCATTAACAAGAAAGCTCCTAAAGGGTATGGGGCTGACGGAAGAACAGATGGACACGATTATTGAGGCGCACACCGATACCGTAGACGGGCTAAAAAGCGATCTCGCGCGGTATAAGGCAGACGCCGAAAAGCTCCCCGGAGTACAGGCGGAGTTGGAAAACCTGAAAGCCAAAGGCGATGACGGCTGGAAGGATAAGCACGATAAAGTCAAGAGGGAATTTGACGATTACAAGAAAGAGCAGATGCAGAAGGAAACCAAGAGCGCGAAAGAATCCGCGTACCGGGACCTTTTGAAGTCTGCGGGTATCAGCGAAAAACGAATTGATTCGGTTTTGAAGGTCACCGATCTTTCCTCGGTTGAATTGGAAGACGGCAAGATCAGGAACGCCGATGATTTGAAGAAGTCCATCAAGGAAGAGTGGGCAGATTTTGTTGTTACCACGAAACAGAAGGGCGCGGACACCAAAGACCCGCCCGCAAACAACGGCGGCGCTATGAGCCGAGACGACATCTTTAAAATCAGGGACGCGTCTGAACGGCAGGCAGCAATCGCCGCAAATCTCAATTTGTTCAGAAAGGAAGAATAATATGGCAGCAAAAAACAACCTGACCATGACGAGCGACGTTCAGGTAACCGCTCGTGAAATCGATTTTGTAACCCGCTTTGCGCGGAACTGGCAGCACCTGCGCGACATTCTCGGCATTATGCGCCCCATCAAAAAGCAGCCGGGTACCGTTCTGAAATCCAAGACTGCGAGCGTCACGCTTGCGCAGAGCGTCGGCGAGGGCGAAGAGATCCCCTACTCCAAAGCGACGGTCATTGAGAAGGACTACGCGAACATCAACGTCGAAAAGTACGCGAAGGCGGTCTCCATCGAGGCAATCAAGGAATACGGCTATGATGTCGCAGTCGCGATGACTGATGAAGCTTTCCTGTACGAGCTTCAGACCAACGTCACGAACCGGTTCTACGACTACCTGAATACCGGTCTTCTGAGCGTCAGCGAAACCAACTGGCAGCGTGCGCTTGCGATGGCGAAGGGCGCTGTTATCAACAAGTTCAAGCAGATGCACAGAACCGCGACAAACGTTGTAGGCTTTGTGAACGTCATGGACTTGTATGACTACCTCGGCGGCGCTGATATCACAATCCAGACTGAATTCGGCTTCCAGTACATCAAGAACTTCATGGGCTACAGCACCGTGTTCCTGCTGTCTGACGAAGAAATCAAGCGCGGTCGTGTCATTGCGACTCCGGTTGAGAACATCGTCCTGTACTACATCGACCCGGCTGACAGCGATTTCGCCCGTGCTGGTCTTGACTACAGGACTGATGGCGAAACGAACCTGGTTGGTTTCCACGTGCAGGGCAACTACTCCACGGCGGTCTCCGAGTCCTTTGCAATCATGGGTATGACCCTGTTCGCGGAGTATCAGGACGGCATTGCCGTTGCTGACATCGACGAGACTCCGTCGCTCGGCACGCTGACCGTTACTTCGGCAGCCGGGACCGCAACCGGCGACACGAAGATCACAGTCAACCCGGCGAAGGAAACGTCTGGGAATGTCTACAAGTACAAGGTAGGTGAGTCGGCTGAGACGGTTACCTATGGTCAGAATGTCAGAACGTGGTCGACATGGGACGGCAAATCCGATATCACGGCGGCTACGGGCAAGAAGATCACAGTCGTTGAGGCTGACGCGACTTACAAGGCGCAGAAGGCTGGCAATGCGACGGTAACGGCGAAGTAATGGAGGTGGCGGTGTGATGCTGACTGAATTATGTGGCGTGCTTCGGAACTGGTTCGAGACTGACAGAATCAGTGGTACGTACACGGTCGAAAACGGCAGCATCACACTGCCGTTTTTGCAAAACGGACAGTTTTTCCGCGTGGTGGGCTCTGTTTTCAACGACGGAGTCCACCAATACCCGGATTACGCGATGGCAGACGAGACATTTGACGGCTCTATCTGGCCAATGTCTGTTCCTCCCGCACTTCTCTGCTTGGGAGAGGAAATCAAGGCGTGGCAGGAAAAGAACGGAGACATCGCCGCGAGCCCGTACACGTCGGAGAGTTTCGGCGGGTACAGCTATTCGAAAACGACGAGCGGGTCTGCAACCGGCGCTGGAATGGTAACATGGCAGTCTGTTTTTAAGTCGCGCCTGAACCAATGGAGGAAGATATGAGCTTACTTGACGATTTTGCAAGACCGTGTGTCCTCTTGGACAAAAGCCGCGTGCCGGACGGAGCGGGCGGTTTCGAAACAACTTGGGTCGAGGGCGTTGAGTTTTCCAATTATCAGGCACTTGATACGTCGATGGAGGCAAGGAGAGCTGAAAAAGAAGGCGTGACAAGCGTTTACTCGGTTCTGGTTCAGCAAAGCGTTCCTATCGAGTATAACGACTTCTTCCGGGACAAAACGACCGGGGAGACGTACCGTGTGACATCGGAACCGACGGCAAAGCAGTCCCCACGCTCGGCGAGTTTCGCTCTCAAGTATTTCACGGCAGAAAAGAAGGCGTTACCGGCATGACAAAAGACAAGGCATTGCACGCATGGTTTTCACAGTTCCTGACAGCGTATCCGGCTTCGAGCGTGCCGGATGATGAAATTTTTCCGTGGCTCACGTATGAGCTTATTACGGGCGCATGGGATAGTGGAGAGATCGGGCTTACGGTGAATCTGTGGTACTACACGGAAAAGGAAGCAGAACCGAATGCCAAAGCGCAGGAAATTTCGGACGCGATCGGCTTGGGCGGCGTGTTCGTTCCGTGCGACGGCGGTGCAATTTGGATTAAGCGCGGAACGCCGTGGTGCCAGAACATCGCGGACGATTCCGACAAATACATCAAGCGGCGGTATTTGAACGTGACGGTCGAATACATCACCGCGAACTGAAAGGACTGATTTCATGGCGAAATTTACAAAAATTCCGGCGGATACGTTTAAGCAGCTGCAAATCAACGCTGGCGTTGTTTTGAGCGAATTTACGCCTGCAACCGGAACGTTTGAACCGGAGAACCAGATCGGCGCGACTACCGGCGGCGTTACGTTTTCCGCGACACCAACGTATTCTGACTACGGCGCAGACGTGGACAACTGCCCAAAGAACACAATGGAAATGAAGCGGCAGGACGATGTCGAAGTGAAGCTTTCCGGTACATTTGTAACGGCTACGACTGCCTCCGCGAAATCTCTCATGGCGGCGGCTGACATCGACGGCACGGATACGACGAAGGTTGTTCCTCGGCGCGATCTTTCGACGGCTGACTTTGCGGACATCTGGCTTGTGGGCGATTATTCCGACAAGAACGGTGCAACGAATGGCGGTTTCATTGCTATTCGTCTTATGAACGCGCTGTCGACCGGCGGATTCCAGCTGAAAACAGCGGACAAAAACAAGGGGCAGATGGCGTTTGAGTACACGGCGCACTATTCGATGGCGAAGCAGGACGTTGTGCCGTATGAGGTTTATATCAAAGCCGGTACGGCTGAAACGTAAGGAGAAGAAAGTATGAAATTTTCGGAACTTAGCACGGATAGGGCGGCTGACGTTCTTTGCGAGGTCAGCGTGTACGCGCTCAACATCCTGACGGACGACGAGCTTCGGGAGAGCCTGAAAGCACAGATCGACGCGGAGAAGCCGCAGACAGCCGGTGAGAAATACGCGATCGGTGCGCAGAAGATCGGGCAGTGGATTCCTCTGATCCTGAAAAAGCATCGGGAAGACACACTCGGTATTCTGGCTGCGGTCAACGAAACGACCGTCGAGGCGATCAAAAAGCAGAGTATTATCAAGACCATGCGGCAGATTCAGGAGATTGTCAAGGACAAGGATATGCTGGATTTTTTCAAATCGTGCGCGTCGGAGGCGAAAGCGTAACGCTTGCGCTTCTGGCGGCTCCAAAGATAAGCGCGGGAGGGCTGATTCGCCTTTTGCCGATTTTGGTAAAGCGGCAGCAGGAAGAATCAGCCTTCCGCATTTATACGGCGGAGTGTCTTCGCACAATGACGGAAAACACAGCGAAATTCGCGGGCGGCAGCTTCGTGCAGGCGAAATATTCCGATCTGATAGACCCGAAGCCGCAGGACAACCGAACCTGCGAAGAGATCACCGCCGAGGTTGTTAAGCGGTGCGGATTGGTGGTGAAGCATGAACCTATTTGAACTTTTTGTAAAAATCGGTGCGGATACGACCGAAGCGAATAAAGGCATTGATGAAGTTGGGCAGAAAACATCCGGGATCGGCGAAAAACTGAAATCCGGACTTGCTACGGCCGGGAAAGTAGCTGTTGCAGGTGTTGCAGCTGGTGCTACTGCAATCGGAGCGCTCGGCACAAAGGCGGTCGAAGCGTATGCTGACTATGAACAGTTTGTCGGCGGCGTGGAAACGCTTTTCAAGGACAGCCAAGATCAGGTTATGGATTACGCGAATAACGCATATAAGACCGCTGGCCTGTCCGCAAATGAATATATGGAGACGGTAACGAGCTTCTCGGCCTCTCTGCTGCAATCTCTCGATGGAGACACAAGCGCGGCAGCGGACAAGGCGAACTTGGCAATTACCGATATGTCCGATAACGCAAACAAGATGGGCACGGACATGACGTCCATCCAAAATGCTTATCAAGGCTTTGCGAAAGCGAACTATACAATGCTGGATAACCTCAAGCTCGGTTATGGCGGCACACAGGCTGAAATGGAGCGGCTGCTTGCGGACGCAGAGAAGATTTCCGGCATCAAGTACGATATTTCAAGCTATGCGGACATCGTAGATGCTATCCACGTGGTGCAGACGGAAATGGGCATCACGGGCACGACGGCAGAGGAAGCGGCAAGCACGATTCAGGGCTCGTTCGGTATGATGAAATCCGCATGGCAGAACCTTGTGACCGGCATGGCAGACCCGAGCCAAGACCTGGGCGTACTGGTAGGGAACTTTACAGAATCCGTCGTGACGTTTGGAAACAATGTGATTCCGCGCATTCAGGAGCTTTTGCCGCGTATCGTCGAAGCGACAACGTCCCTTATCGGAACGGTAAGTGAACAGTTACCGGCGATTCTGGGAACGGTACTGCCGTCACTTGTAGAGGGTGCTACGAACCTTGTGACCGGTCTTATGGCGGCTTTGCCGTCTGTGTTGTCGGTTTTGGCGGACGTTGCGCCGACGGTCATCAACACACTCGTTCCGGCTCTCATTGAGCTTTTGCCTCAGATCACACAGACTGGCATTGATGTCATTGTATCTCTTGCACAGGGTATTGCAGACGCGCTCCCGCAGCTGATTCCCGCCGCAACGGATGCAATTATTAAAATCGTAGAGGTTTTGACTAGCCCGGACAACCTCGGGAACCTGATTGACGCAGCGCTTGCTATCATTCTGGCTCTTGTTGATGGGCTTGTAGATGCGACTCCAAAACTGATTGCAGCAGTCCCAGACGTTATCACGAACCTTGTCACGGCGATCATTGCAAATATGCCGAAAATTCTTGAAGCAGGCGTGGAAATCACAATGGCGATTGCAGATGGGCTTATCAAGGCGATTCCGGAATTGGTGGCGGCGATTCCGAACCTGATTCTCGGTATCGTGCAGGGCATTATCGACAATCTGCCGGAGATCATCATGGCAGGCCCCAAAATCATTGCGGCTCTGGCAACTGGCTTGATTGAAGCGATTCCGGATATCGTTATGGTCATTCCACAGTTGATTCGGTCTATCGTGGACACATTCCTTTCGTTTGACTGGGGAAGCATCGGAAAGAACATTGTCGAGGGCATTAAAAACGGTTTCGTGAATATGTGGAACAGTTTCAAGCAGACGGTTGAAAACGTCTTCACGGGGCTTGTGGACGGTGTGAAAAGCTTCCTCGGCATCGCGTCCCCGTCTAAGGTCTTCGCCGGTATTGGCGGATACATGGCGGAAGGACTCGGGCAGGGCTTTGACAAGGAATTTTCGAGCGTCAAGCGCGGGATTCAAAGCCAACTCGATTTCGGCACGATGACATTTGGAATGTCTTCCTTCGGGCGTCTTCCGGCACTCGCCGGAGCGGGCACGACGAACAACTATTACAGCATCAATGCCGACCGGGTGAAGCAGTTTAATGACATTATCCGAATCACAGAAAATGAGCGTTTGACTTCGCGGATGGGGGTATCTGCATGAGAAGTGAAAACTTCATCAGCACCAATCAGGAAGGGCGCAGCCTCTCTGGCGGCGATACCTACAACTTCTATGTGCAGGCGAATGAAATCCGCGAAATCGACGATTTCATCCGCCGCATGAAAAACCAGAGACGAGTGGCCAGAATGGGGGTGACGTGAGGTGGCAACCAGTTTCAACTTATATTGTTCGGCGTTCGCAATCCTAAAGAAGGACGCGCAAAACACAAACGATCACACGACATCCCCTGCCAAGATTAACAAGGACGACTTGCTGTACATGCAATTTCAGCCACCGAGCGATGGCACACAGTACAAAAAGCTTGTAGATGATTGGTCGAAAATTACAATCTATCTCACCGCCGCCAGCGACTCGGGCACTATTCGGACGCGCATTGGCGGTCTTGAGCATAGCTTTGATCCGCTAACAGTCACTTATGCAACGAAGCAAGATCGGCATGTCTCCGACGTCGACGTAGAGGTCAGCGATGCTTCTGCCCTTCCGAAAGCCTGCGAATCCGGGTATGGTCTGCCGATTATAGACGCCGCTAGAAATGGACTGTATATGAGTCTGTCCATAACCACAGAATGGGTTTCAATCGTGACAAAATCAACAAATAGACCGTATATCCCGGTCTCTGTTGACGATACGGTAACTTGTGGCCTCAAAATCTCAGAAGTGACGCCATCCTCCGGGTCGATCATCAAATCCGAACCAAACACCTTCACATGGGGTGTAGAAGCCGCTCAAAAATGCATTGCAGAACTCAAGCAGGCATCCGCCATCTTCCGCTGGCGCTCCGGGACGAGCGGCACGATCCACACGATCTCCGTCTCCGGCAGCGCACAAAGCGTCACGGTACCCGCCAACACGTTCGCAGGCACGACCAGCATCCAGTGGCAGGTTGCGGTCACGGCAAACAGCGGCGTGGTCACGACGTCCGACTGGGTGACGCTCTCAACCGCCGATGCAACGCCGACCGCCGCGCCTCTGAGCCCGGTCGACACGGTGATTGACGGCTCAAAGGACGTACTGTTCCAGTGGCAGCACACGATCTCGACCGGAACGGCGCAGAGCAAGGCAGACCTGCAAAAGAGCGCAGACGGCAGCACATGGCAGACGCTTGCAACCGTGACAGGCGCTGCGCGGCAGTGGACGTGCCCTGCCGGGACACTCACATCCAGCATCAAATACTGGCGCGTGCGCACCTACAACGCCGACGGCATTGCGGGCGCATGGAGCGATGCGGCACAGATCGTCGTGATTGCCGCGCCGACGGCTCCGAGCATCCAGATCAAGAGCACGGGTCCGCGCCCATCCATCAGCTGGCAGACCTCCGAGCAGGAGGCGTACCAGGTCGAGCTGGACGGCAAGCTCTCGGGCGGCACGCACTACGGCACGGACAAAACGTGGATAAGCCCGGCGTATCTTGCGGACGGCAGTCACACGGTGCGCGTGCGCGTGCAAAATCAATATGGCATGTGGTCAGACTGGGGCGCGGCGGCTTTGCCTGTCACCAATACGCCGGGCGCTAGTATCACGCTGACCGTGCAAGCCTCCAGCGTCGCGGACTTAAGCTGGCAGACCTCCGGCAGCTACGATTTTTACCTTGTGTACCGAAACGGCAAGCCCATCGCGAAGCTCACGCAGACGCTGTACACCGACGAGCTGTCCTCCGGCAGCACAACGTACCAGGTGCGCGGCTGCTACGCGGATTCCAGCAATTACGGTTTGTCTAGCGCGGTCACGGTGACAATCACGACCGGACAGTATGTGACACTCTACGGCATCGCGTCCAGGAAGAAAGTGACGCTCAAGCACTGCGGGCTCAAGAATCAGCCGGTGCAGAACGCGATCAACCGCGACATTCAGTACATTTTCATGTATGGCAGCACGTACCCGCACGCGGAAAGAAGCGAGTTTGTGACAAAGAAGGTCGGCGGCACGGCGGTTTTCCTTCCAGACGAGGACAAGGCAGGATTTGACGCGCTGATTGGCGAATTGGTGTGCCTGAAAACGCAGCCCGGCGAGATGGTCATCGGATACTTGAACGAGACAAGCGACACGTCGAGAGTGAACCCGGACAAATCCGTCGTCAACTTCTCGATTCAGCAGATCGACTACTCGGAGGTGATCGACATTGATTCGTGACGTTTCCTACCGCGTGGCAGTTTTGCGAAAGGGCGGCGAGGTATCGGCGCTTTCGTGGGCGGCGGGAAATGACCCAACGGTTTATTTCGATGCGTCCGGCGAGATCAAGTCGAGCTTTTCCGGAGAGTTTTACGTGAATCCCATTGTAGACCTGCTGTCAGACGAAATCCAGCCGATTTTGACCGTGGACGGAACGGAATATCCCCTCGGGGTGTTCCGCGCCGCGACGGTGACCAAAGCGGTCACAAAATACGGAAAGACGGTCAAGGTAGAGGCGTATGACCGGTGCTGGCTGCTCAAAAGCAACAAAACGCAGACGCGGGTGCATTATGCAAAGGGCACGTCTTACTTGACGGTCGTTCAGCAGATTTTGACAACGTGCGGCGTGGCACTGGCTATCACGACGGCTTCGGCGGCGACGCTTGCCACAGACCGCGAGGACTGGGAGATCGGAACAGATTATCTGACGATCTGCAATGACCTTCTGGCGGAGATCAATTACAAGCCCGTGTGGTTCGACGTGCAGGGTATCGCCCATATCGAGCCGTATACACAGGCGCTTGCGGCAAACATCAAGCACCGATACGGCGGGACGGAGATTCTGAGACCGATTTCGGCAGACGCTTCGGAGGAAACGGACATCTTTTCCACTCCGAATGTTTTTGTGTGCGTCTGCTCGAATCCAGACTTGGAAGATGCGCTTGTGGCGACGGCGGTAAACGAATCGCCGTCGTCCGCGACCTCGACATTCAAACGGAATATGCGAATCGTTCAGGTGACAAAGGTCGACAATGTTGCATCTCAGGACGAATTGCAGACCATCGCGAACCGGCTGATGAGCGAGTCGCAGCAGACGGTAAAAACAATCAGTTTCGAGACATTTTCTGAGGGAAATCACGGCATCGGGGACGCGATCTCCATTGACCATCCGGATATCGGCGGAATCTATGAGGAAACCGCTTGGAGCATCACGCTTGGAGCGGGAGAGTTGATGAAACACACAGCGAAAAGGACGGTGATTGCATGATTCCGGGCTTATCGACGCAGAAAGAAAAGAAGGTAACAGCACCGACATTTGACCTTGCGACGGTCGGCGCGGTGTATTCCGACGGTTTGAGCCTGATTTTTGACGGCAGCACGACGGCAAGCGAAAAGCATTACAAATGCAACACGTCGATTTCGTTCAAGGCGGGCGACCGGGTGAAGATTTCGAAGATTTCCGGCTCTTACGTGGTGGATTACGTCGTCGGAATCCCAAAAACATAGGGGGGGTGATTAAGTGTTTCAGAAAATTGCAAACGCTTTATCGGTGGAGCTGACGGGAACCGATCTGACAAAGGTGACAAAACTGGAATTTTACGTAAAACAGGCCTGCCAGTTCTTTCAGTACACGCCGGTAGTCGTTGACGAGACGCACCTGCTGGTAAAAATCCCGTACGAAGACGCAATGCGCCTGCGCCCGGGGGCGGTGAGCCTGCAATGCGCACTGACGGACGCGGATGGGAATAAGCAGGCGGCGGAGATCGTTCAGGTGGACGTGAAGAGCTTCCTAAAGGAGGCGGGGTATGATTAAAATGACGCTTTCCCAGCCGGAGATCAAAATGAAGATCGCCCCGGCGAAGGTGGTCTACCAGGGCGGCGAGGCGTATGAAGGGGACTACGAGGTTGTGCCGAAGGCATTTGAGCCGGTTGTTTTGCCGACGAAAAACAAGCTGCTGGCGGACGATGTGACCGTCACAAAAGTCCCATACTATGAGGTATCCAACGAGACCGGCACGACGGTCTACATTGCATCGGAGGTGTAAATTTTGGGCAGAAGTAAATTTATCTATGGCGGCGAGGTGCTGTTAGACCTGACCGCCGACACGGTAGAGCCGGGCAAAGTCCTGCTTGGCTTTAAGTATCACGGCTCGGACGGCGAGCTGCACACGGGCACGTGCGAATTTGACCTCGACACGTCCGGTGCGACCGTCAAGGCCTCGGAAATCCTCTTCGGCAAGACGGCAGGTGCAAGAGGCTCGATGATCACGGGCGAAATGCCGAACAACGGCGCGGTGGCCGCGAAGATCACGACGGTCAAGGGCGAGTACATCGTCCCCATCGGCTACCACGACGGAAGCGGCAAGGTCGCCATCGACCCCACAGAGGCCGCGAAGATCATTGCCGGGAACATCAAGGCGGGCGTGACGATCCTCGGCGTGACGGGCACGTACAGCGGCGAGGCCATCAAGGCGCAGACGAAGTCCGTTGAGCCGCTGACGACCGCGCAGACGATCTTGCCGGACCCCGGCTACGATTACATGTCGCAGGTCGATGTGGCCGCGATCTACTACAACGAAACGCCCAATGCCGCCGGCGGCGTGACCGTCACCATCGGCAAGAAGGCAGGAGCGTGAGCGTATGGCGGCACCGGAAGTATCTGGGGGTAAAACCCCGAGAAACAAGGTGGTCTACGCCGGGGAAACGCTCATCGATCTGTCTGAGGACACCGTCACCCCCGCGACGCTCAAATCCGGCGTGACGGCGCACGACGCTTCGGGCGCGCAGATCACCGGCACGTTAGACACCACACCGCCCAAGGAGTCGGACATCAACTTTTGGGATTACGACGGGACACTGCTTTACAGTTGGACACTCGCCGAGCTGGCCACAAAGACCGAGCTGCCGCCCCTTCCGTCGCACGATGGACTGGTCTGTCAGGGATGGAACTGGACGCTTGCCGACATCAAGGACGCAGGCCGTGAGCTCGATATCGGCGCGCTGTATATTACCGATGACGGAAAGACAAGGCTCTACGTCGACGTGGACACCGAGACGTGGGACGATTTTGTACTCAATTACTGGCAGGACCCAAGAAACGCCACGACTGTTGACTGGGGCGACGGCACAACCCCGGAATCAAAAAATGCCGATTCTTGGGTTGAACATCGGCATGTGTACGCCTCCAGCGGCTCATACGTGATCACTATGAGCGTTAAAGAGGGTGCGGAGATGAACCTTGGAAGTGGCTCAAATGGTCGAATGCTGATTGCAAATGGCGAAACAGATAGTGGCCGCTGCTCGATGCTTGCAAAGGTGGAAATCGGTGAAAGAATGCCCACAGTGACGGAGCGTGCGTTTTATGCCGCTGTCCGGCTCAAGAGTATATCTGTCCCCGCTGGCGTGCTTTTCGAACCGCATTGGACGTTTGAACAAGCTACAAGTATACGCGCCGTGACAGTGGCTTTTAGTTCCGCAATCCGACAAACATTTTATAATTGCCCTAATCTCCGCGCGATTGCAACACCGAAAGGGACGACGCAAGCAGATGGTAATAATTATGACATCGCAAATACAGCAATCCGGCAGGTAAATTTTGATATGGTTGCTGCATACTATGCACAATCCATTGAACGAGTCCACATCAAGGCTGTCAACGGTCAAGTCGGTACTTTTATTTCCTGCACTTCTCTGCTGGAAGTCACCATTCCGGCAGATGCTACAACCTTTGTCGCTTCCGCATTTCGGGGCTGCGGCGCGCTGCGCAGGGTGACGTGCCTTGGAGACATCGCGAGCATCCCGGCGCAGGTGTTCCTGCGATGCTATCCGCTGCGGTTTGTGGATCTTACGCATTGTACCGCCGTGCCCACACTGGCCAACGTCAATGCGTTCGATCAGACGCACGCGCAGCTGGAAATCAGAGTTCCTGCGTCTCTTGTGGATACGTGGAAAGCGGCAACAAACTGGAGTTCGTTGGCAGACCATATTGTGGGGGTGTGAGCATGATCGTAAGAGAGCACTACAAAACGCGCACAGACGGCGTGGAGCTGTACAAAACGTACTCGGATGCGGGCTATCTCATCCGGCAGGTGGAGACGGGCGCAGAGTACGATGAGGCAATTGACATTGATGGCGCGCCGCACACCTACACGGAAACTGGCAAGCTTGTCACAGACAATTTTGACATCGAGACGGCAAGTCCGGAGCAGCTGCGTGAGCGGCTAACAGATACCGAGACGGCGGCGAAAATCTTACTGGGGGAGGCAGCACCATGACGTACACGGAGAGGGCACGAAAAATGCGCCCGTACATCGAGCAGGCAGCAAGCGCTTTGGACGATAAAACAGTCAGCCTCGCGCCGGAGCTGCTGGGGACGCTGACAGGCGACGGCAGCCTCGTCAAGGCGGGCACGCGCATCAACTGGCACGGCAAGATCAAAAAAGCCGCCGTCGACCTCTGGGACACCGAACAGAACACGCCAGACAAAGCGTCTACGCTCTGGGAGGACGTGCAGTACCGGGGTGGATACAGAATCATCCCCGAAGTAATTACCTCCACACTGGCCTTCGCAAAGGGCGAGAAAGGCTGGTGGGGAGACAACCTGTATGAGTCGCTCATGGACGGAAACGTGTTTACCCCGACGGTCTCCCCGACGGTCTGGAAGAAAGTATAGCGCCGCCTCCGGGCGAGAAAGGAGACAGATATGGACGACGGAATTCAGGCGCAGGTCGCAGCGATCGACGCGCGCTGCAAATCTAACCAGCACCGCATCGACGAGCTCGAGGCGGACAACAAGGCGCTTCACCAGCTGGCTACCTCCGTGGAGGTGCTGGCGACGAAGCAGGAGACGATCGAGTCGAACGTGAACGAGATCAAGACCGACGTGAAAGCCCTCAAGGCGCTCCCCGGCAGCCGCTGGGAGGGGCTTATCAAGGCAGCCGTGACAGCAATCGTCGCGGGGCTGGTAGGCTACGCGCTGGCTCTGGCGGGGCTGGGTGGCTGATATGCGAGTAAAGGGCAAGTGGAGCAAAGGCGAGATGGCGCGCACCATCGTCATCTATCTGCTCAGACTCCTGACGATGGTGCTGATCTGGGCGTGCACGCTGAAAACCATCGCTGTCCTTATCGCAGTCGGGAGCAACCCGGAGCTGGGTACGTCGGTCGACCTGTCCGACGTGCTCGGCTACGCCGGGGGCGCAGCAGTCTCAGAACTGGGCTTGCTGGCTTTTAAGAGAGTATTCGCAAAGAAAAATGAACCGGTAGAATGAAAGGAGAAAATTATGTACCAGAGAAGAACCTTCAACGAGGCAGACAAGGCATTATCGGAAAACATCCGGGCTCAGCTGGAAGCGGCGGAAGCGCTCCTTATGCAGCTGCCACCCAGCAGAAACCGCAGTCTGGCGCTGACGCATCTGGAAGATACGATGCTTCGTGCGAACCTTGCAATCACGGAAGCAATTGCGCTAAGAGAGGAGGCGTAAGGCGTGGATAATATCAAGAAAAGGCTCGGAAACCTTCTGAGCGTCAAATCTCTGGTCACACTCTCGCTGACCATCGTCTTTGCCGTCCTCGCCCTGCGGGGAGACATCACCGGCAAGGACTTCCTGACGATCTTTCTTACGGTCATCACCTTCTACTTCGGGACTCAGTCCCAGAAGGCGCAGGACGCGATTGACAACACGGGCACGCCGCAGGAGGGCGAAAAGAAATGATGAAAGCATCCGAGCTTGTGCGCAGGCACATTGACGTTGCGAAGAATTACAAGACCGTCTACATGTGGGGCTGCTTCGGCTCCCCTGTAGGCGAGACGATCATTGACGAAAAATCCGCCCAGTATCCGGACTGGTACACCGGCGGCAGAGTCACATATCTGCGCAGCCTCATCGGAAAAGTTGTCTATGGCTTTGACTGCGTGAACCTGACAAAGGGCATTCTTTGGGGCTGGAACGGCAACAAAAACGCCTACTACGGCGGCGCAAGATACGCCTCAAACAGCGTGCCGGATGTCTCCGCCGACGGCATGATCGCAAAGTGTAAGGACGTGTCCACGACCGGCTGGGACAAGCTGATTCCCGGCGAAGGCCTCTGGATGCCCGGCCACTGGGGCATGTACATCGGTGACGGTCTGGCAGTCGAATGCACCCCGATCTGGGACAACGGCGCACAGATCACCGCCGTCCAGAACATCGGCACGAAAGCAGGCTACCACGCCCGCAATTGGCAGAAGCACGGCAAGCTCCCGTGGGTCGAGTACGACACCGTGAAGGTCGACGAGGCCGTCGAGGAAGCCAAGCGGACGATCAAGGCAAGAGCCGGTCTGACCGACGGCACAATCAACTATCTTGCCGCCTATAAGTACGGCGACGATCTTCTTAAAAAGCTCGCAAAGGCGATGAAGTAAGGGGGCGGGGCTATGGCTCCACAAGCCAGATGCAAATTACCGCCGGAGCTTGGCGGACTGATGCGCCGGGATATGGAGACGGTTATTTACCAATCGAATCTCGGCCGCGAAGACGCAAAGATTGCGCAGCTCTACTTTGTGGATAAGCTCCCACAGGTTGACGTTGCGACGGAATTGTATCTTGGCCGTGCCACAGTACAGAGGCGGCTTCCTGACATTATGGCGCGGATGAAAGAAACGTCGAGCAAACTGTATAGCTGAAATAAGCGCCGAGGAATCGGCGCTTATTTTTTTGTATTTTTACAAAAAAGTACTTGACATATAGTGTTTAACACTATATAATAAGGCCATAAGATAAAGCAAGGCGAAAGCCGGGAGGGAACAAACAATGGAAATCAAGAACATCAATACAAAGAAACTTTACTACGCATCAAATAAACTCAGCACCGTCGAAAGTAGAATTTATGCGGAGGTGGAAACGGCGCACAAGTTTATGTGCGAAGGGTTTATCACGGAAACTGAATTCGCGGCGATCAGAGAAGACCGCGAAAAGAAAATGGCACCGTATAAAGACGGAGCCGATCTGCTGACCCGCTTCGCGAATGCCGTGAACGCGCAGGTTTACATGGCCGAAACCGGCGATATCATGGCAGAGATGATGGTTGCGAATTCGGAGCCCGTTGAGAGTTTCGACCTTGAGGCTGTAAAAGCAGCCTTGCGCCGCGCGGCGGACCTCGACGACCCCATGCCTTGCTGATTGGAGGTGGAACTATGCAGAGCGATTCGCAGCGCCGCGCCACTGCAAAGTGGCAGGCCGAAAACATGACAAACGTCGCTGCGAGAGTGAGGCGTGAAGTTGCTGAAGAATTTAAGGCAGCAGCGAAAGAGGACGGGACAACACCCAATGAACTCCTGCGTGGGTGGATTGGTAAGTATATAAACAAGGAGGTATCTGATATGAAAACCGAGCAGATTCAGGCGCTGGCGACGATCTTTGCGATTTGCCGCAAGGCCACAAATACACGGAGCCAGAGCGACATTGACAATGCGCAGCGTTTCCCCGTCAAGTGGGCGACCATTATGGTCCGCAAGCTCCACGCGATGGGCAAGGCAACGGAAGATATCGACCGCGAAATCGCCGAACAGTACGGCAAAATCGACATCGAAACGTTTACGGCCAACTTTGACAAATGTCTTACACTCGAGCAGCAAGGCGTTTGGAGCATAGCATATTTTAAAGAGATGATGAGATAAGCAAAATTGAGGCACAACTGAGGCACACGAAAATACGAAAAAGCCCATACTGGACACATCAAAGGAGTGTTCGGTATGGGCTTTTCTTATTTCAATCCGAACCCGGAAGGAAAACAAGTCGGAGACTGTACCGTCCGGGCGATCTCAAAGGCGGCGGGAAAGAGCTGGGATGAAACATACGTTGGGCTTTGCCTACAAGGGTTGAAGATGGGGGACATGCCGTCGGCAAACAGTGTCTGGGGCGCGTACCTCCGGCAGCAGGGATTTACCAGGAACGTTGTGCCGAACACATGCCCGGACTGCTATACGGTCGAGGAATTCGCAAGAGACCATCCGCGCGGCGTGTATGTACTCGCTCTATCAAGCCACGTCGTGTGCGTAAAGGACGGAAAGTATTTCGATAGCTGGGACTCCGGGAAAGAAATCCCGCTGTTCTACTGGGAGAAGGAGGATAAATGATGTTCGGACAACAGCCCTATGTGTATCAGCAGCCGATTTACAATCAGCCGCCCATGATGCAAGAACCCATGATGCGGTCACAGTATCAGCCTACACCGCAGTATCCGGCTCCACAGCCGCAACCGCAGCAGAGCGGGGGACAGGCTATTATCTGGGTGCCAAATGAAAAGGCGGCAAACGAATTTATCGTCGCGCCGAATAACGCCGTCACGCTCTGGGACATGAATGCGCCGGTTGTGTATGTGAAGAAAGCCGATGCAAGCGGTAAACCAGCAATGACAACGTATGACCTCGTAGAACGCTCCACAGCCCCCGTGAGCCCCACAGTGCCGCAAACAGTTCCTACGGTAGAATACGTGACCCGCAAGGACTTTGACGAACTGGCGGCAAAGGTGGCGGCTCTGAGCGTTAAGCCCATTAGGAAGGTGAAGGAGGCAGACAATGAATCCTCTGTTTAACGCGCTCGGCGGTGGGCAAATGCCCGGAATGATGGGGCAGTTTCAAAATATGATGCGGCAGTTTCAGCAGTTCAAGCAGAGTTTCCAGGGAGACCCGAGGGCGGAAGTTGAAAAGCTGGTGCAGTCTGGGAAAATCTCGCAGCAGCAGTTGAACCAGCTACAGCAGATGGCTGGACAGTTTCAGCAGTTGATGCAGTAGTTCGGAAATTCCGAACAGGTGAACGGTCAAAATCGTGGCCACGATTGAGATAAATTTCAAAATCTACGAAAGGAGAAAACTATGAGTTTGAATGGCGATGGTATTCCTATGAACATGCCTGTAGTTCCGGCAAACTCGGACAGCGGCAACGGATGGGGCGGCGGTAATGGCTGGTGGATCATTATCCTGTTCCTCGCGATTTTCTGCGGCTGGGGTAACGGAAACGGCTTTGGCAATCGTGGAGGGAACGGCGGCGTTGTTGACGGCTATGTTCTGGCCTCTGACTTCTCGAACATCGAAAGAAAGATTGACAGCGTGAACAATGGTGTCTGCGACGGCTTCTATGCGATGAACACGGGGATGCTTAACGGCTTTGCCGGTGTAACGCAGGCTGTGACTTCCGGCTTCTCTCAGGCGGAGCTTTCCCGTTGCAATCAGCAGGCGGCGCTCATGCAGCAGCTTAACGCGATGCAGATGCAGGCGGCGAACTGCTGCTGCGAGAACCGCGCGGCGATCGCGCAGGTGCGCTATGATATGGCATCGCAGGCTTGCGACACTCGCAACACCGTGCAGAACACGACGCGGGACATCATTGATGCAATGAACTGCGGCTTCCGTAGCATCGACCAGCGTCTGACCGCGCAGGAGCTTGCAGCGAAGGACAGCAAGATTGCCGAGCAGAATCAGCAGCTCTTTGCGGCGCAGCTGGCGGCTTCTCAGGCGGCGCAGAACAACTACCTTGTGTCCACGCTCCGCCCGAGCCCGAGCCCGGCCTATGTGGTCGCAAATCCGTACTGCTGCAACAGCAGCTATAACTACGGCTGCGGCAACTGCGCTTAACTCCATAACGTAGAGCTTTTTCGTGATGTCACGAAAATGATCGGTTCCTTGCCGATACTCGAGAAACGCGGCGGGGCAATCTTCCCGCCGCTATTTTAATTGCCTCGAATTCGAGGCAGAAAGGAATGATTTTATGGCTGAATTTACATCATCCGGGATTCAAACTGTTGCCGCCGGGCAGAACGTCCCTCTAATTTCCACGTCGGCTTGTGGCAAACCGTGTATCGTCCACCGTGACGGAAGCGGGCTTGTTACGCTTCGTGGGCTTACGCAGCAGTGTAAGGCGAAGTTCCGCGTATCCTTTGGCGCGAATATCGCCGTTCCTACAGGCGGAACAGTCGGAGCTATCACCGCTGCGCTCGCCATTAACGGGGAGGCTTTGAACAGTGCCACAGCGACCGTGACACCGGCTGCTGTTGAGAACTATTTCAACATCTACGTTTCCGCATTCGTGGAAGTTCCACGAGGATGCTGCCTGACTGTAGCGGCGAAGAACACCAGCGCCCAGGCGATCAACTTCGCGAATAGCAATATGATCGTAGAGCGCGTATCGTGAAAGGAGGATGCAATATGTATGATTTGAGAAACCTTCGGGAAATGCTCTGCAAAGAGCTGGACGATATCGCCGACAAGCGCGAAATGTCCGCCGGTGACTTGGACGCAATCCAGAAGCTGACAAGCTCCATCAAGAACACTTACAAAATCGAAATGCTCGAGGACGGTGGGTACTCTCGCAGCGGCGAGTGGGAAGCGGATATGCGCGGCACGTATGGGCGCGGCAGCTCTTACCGTGGCAGGCATCGCGATTCTATGGGAAGGTATAGCCGAACCGATGCGCGGGAGCACATGCGCTCGACGCTGGAAGACATGATGCGCGACGCGGACGATGATAAGACGCGCGAGGCTATCCGCCGCTGCATGGAGCAGATCGACCGGGCATAAGGGGGGACAGACATGCTGGATGAGGCCGAAATCCGAAAGGAAATAGCACGGCTGGAATACGAAGAATCCAGCTATCCCAACTATGCCAAGTTGGCAGACCTTTACACCATCAGAAATCAGATGCAGGACGGGCAAGGCGGCAGTAGGTTTGTGGGTTACTACTCCGCCGACCCTGCCCCGGCGACTGAAGAACCGAAAACTGTAGGCGAGTACGGGGACAGCGAGTTTTTGCTTGCGGTAGCCGAGAAAGACCCGGCAAAGGCTTGGACGGTCGTTGATGAACTCATGGACACATTATCGCTTGTGAACCGAAAAGTCTATGATTCTGTGCTTCGGAAAATAAAGTCCATGTAGCAAAAAACAGGGGAGTCCCCTCGCATTGCACTTAATTTGTAACATACAATGTAGCATACGTGAAATGATTTTATGTTACAGAGCGTGTCATAACGTGATTTTTTTCTTTTTGAAAATACGCAGAAAACAGGGTGAGAAGCATAAAAAAGTACCGATTTTAGCTTGAAAACAGCTAAAATCGGTACTTTGGCGCGGAAGGAGAGATTCGAACTCTCGCTCGCTTTTTAGACGACTACTCCCTTAGCAGGGGAGAAAAAACCATTGAAAACACTGGGGAAATTGACATTTGTAACATATTTTGTAGCATACAAAATTCACTCTGGCGAGTCGTTTTGTAACTGATTTACGGCATCGACCATGCCTTTCATGTCCGGGTGTACGTACCGTTGGGTAGTTGTGATCTTTGTGTGGCGCATGATTTCCTTGATCGTAAACGGGTCGATGTTTTTCATCGCGAGGGCTGTAGCTGTTGTATGGCGGCATGAGTAAGGTGGCAGCTTTTGCACTCCGGCAAGCTCCAAACACTCATAATATCTCTTGTAAAAATTATCTTTGTTTATGCAGCAGATATTTCCGACGCGCGACTTGCTTTCTTCGCATAGTTCACGCAGCACCGGCGCAACGAAGTCTGGGAACACCATAGGAGTTTCTTTTCGCTTCTTTGTCTTTATGCCGCCTCGGACGATCTCGTTTTTCTCAAAGTCAATCATATCCTTCTTGAGCTTCAGAAGCTCACCAGGCATCATGCCTGTATAGATCATCGTGAGGATAAAACCGACAAAATGATCTTTTGCATACGCTTCCCATAGTTTTTTGACGTCGGCGTCGGTAAACGGCTCCGGCGATTTTTCGTCCAGTTCCGGTAGCTTAATGTATTCCGCGAGATTGACAGTGGTCTGCTTTTCAGCAATCGCGAGGTTATAGCAGTGTGAAAGGACTGTTTTCATGTCCTTCCGCGTGTAATAGGTGCTGGCATTGCGGTCGATAGCATCCTGTATCTGTGAGATGGTGAGCGTGTCAATTTCGCAGTCGGCGAGCTCCTTCATGCGCTCGAAAGCTTTTTCTGCTGCCCCCTGCCGGTTCGCCGACAAGGACAGGTAATCTCCGCGCAGATACGTCTTGTAGTATGCTCTGAGTGTAGGGCTACGCCGCTCTTCTTTCGGCGGGTTGGCGGCATATTGGAGCGCGGCACGCTTTGACGTAAAGCCTCCCTTTGTCTTCATCTTTTGATGGAGCTTGTCATTTTCGTCAAGGTACGTCTTTTCAGTCCACCGGGCAGTCCACGTCTTCCCACGCTGGTAGGCGCTTCCTTGCCCATTCCCGCGTGCCCGGTTTCGATGCGCTTCCTGTTTTTTGCCGCACCAGCAACAGTAGGGCGCGCCGTCGGGGATTTCTTTTTTACACTTGATGCACTCCATGTTTCCCTCCACGTTCTTTTCGGATTGCATAGAAAGTAATTGCTGAAGCCAGCGCTGAACCTACGATCAGGGCGATGCACGCCCATGCAGCCACGGACAAATCTCCGTCGCGAATGAGACCTATGCTCCGAATCTGCGCATCCGCCACAAGGCAGGCAATCAGAGAAAAAGAGAGCAGCATACAAAACAGGGCGAGAACGTAACACATTGTATGCGTAGACCTTATCTGTGCGCTCTGCGCTGCTGCTGTTGCCTCCAGCTTGGCGTTTTCAATCTCGACATGGTGAATCTGCTCGGTCAGTTCTTCCGAGCTTTCTGCGGGCTTGACAAGCCCGAACAGCTCATCCAGCGACAGCCCGAGAACGTGGCACAGCGCGGCAGAGTTATATAGCTTTGGGTCTTGCTGTGTTCCTGCGCATAGCTTCGTCACAGCCGATCTGGAAACGCCGGATTCCTCGACAAGTCTGTCGATGGTGTAATGCTGATCTTCTTTCGCCCGCTTGATGTTCCCCTGATATGCAGAAATATATGGGGCGAGTTCCTGAATTGCTGACATGATATACCTCCATTTTCACATATATTTCGCTGATTTTTCCGCCACTGGTATGGTTTTACCAATTTGAGGGTGGACATTTCTGCCGCTTTTGCTATGCTGGTTACAGGCGCGTGAGAAAGCCCCACCGCCGGTGGAGCGACGGTGGGGCGATCTTAAACATTCCATTATACAAAATAGTCTGTCCCATAATTGCCGCTTATGAGGGTTACCGGACGAAGAAAATACAAGGTGTTCTTTGTGGAAGATTCCAAATTGAAATTCTTGAACATACGTTCTAAAATATGGAGGTACACAAAATGCAGAGCATCAATATTCGCTTTGAAAACGGGAAAGTAAACATCATCGTAGACGGGGCGCTTTTCAAGGACGTTCACAGTCTGAGCCTCGACTATATCAAGGGAGCGCCCATGCTCTTTGCCTGCGTCTCAGATGTAGGCGAGACACGGGAGCAGTGGCAGAACTCTAAGTTTATGAGTTAGACGTAATAAGGATTCGGCTTCAGCAAGATTGCGATAGTATCAATGACCCATCCAATCCCGCACAACCCAAGTGTAAAGAGATACAGGATTCCTGTTCCAACTTTGCCCTCATAGAATTTATGCGCACCGATCATACCGAAGAAAAGGCAAAGGAAGAATGAAACCCATTTGTTCTTCGGACGACCATACCCGCGGATAGTATTCACGTTCGCATTTGTGTTCGTGTTATTGATTACGACGTTCGGCTGCGCGGACTTTAATTCTTCAACTTGCTTTCCACATTTCGGGCAAATCACGCAGTCCTTGTCGATGATCGCACCACAAAATTTGCAAAACTTTTGATTTTCGGTTGGAACGGGTCTTTCTACAGTGTCCATCTTATTTTCCTCTTTTCTATTTTTGGGTGTAAATATTGCGCTATAATATTATTTAGGGTGGCAGCCTCCACAAGGCGAATACCCAGAATTCTGCGCATCTTCTATGCTATCGAACCAGATTTCGTTCTCTGGGAGGATTTCCTTTGCAAAGCGGCAACTCGGATTATGGTATTTATCCGAGTCAACACTTCCGACGTATACACCGGATGATTTCTGTGCCGTTGTTTCTGTAACTGGCTCAGCGTCCGGGGAAGCAATAGCTTCCGAAACAGGATGTTCGGTTGGTTCGGATGCTTCAATCGGAGCGTCTGGCGCAACGGGTTCGATATCGGAAGCAGTGGAATCACCGAAAGACGTTTGCGCGGTTTTATCTGAGATGGGAACCTCGGGCTGTTCCTGAAGAATCGGTTCTGCGGGCTCCGGCGCTTCTGGAGAAGAGCCAACCTTTGCGTCAGGAACGGCGATTGTTTCTGGTTCCCTCTCTTTATCTGGTTCTCTCTTCGCGGTTTTTGCCGTGCATCCAGTCAGAAGAAGCACAGCGAGAAAAAGCGCAAGCATTCTTTTCATTGTAAAAATCCCTCATAGTCAAAATTTGATTTGATACTACGATTTTACCAACAGAGTTTGACAGCCTCAAGAACAAATCTACACAAAAAGAAACGATAAAATTTGGAGGTTAAGAAAAGGACGGCGGAAGTGGAGACAGGAGATTATAATGGATGAAAAGGAAATCGCAACGATTAAAGAATTGACAGAAACACTTATGAGACTTACACCAGAGAAACTCAACCTTTTTCTATCTGCTGCGCAAGAGTTAATAACGCAGACGCAAGTTCAGGACGATCTAGGCAAATATTTATGATCTTCTGAATTGATTCCGGCAAATCACAGACACGCGCTTCGCCATCGGCGGGGCGCTCTTTTTTTATGCCCGCAGACGGGTCGTCGGTTTCGCCGGTCAAGTAGGCGATAGTTGTTTCGAGAGCATTGGCTACAGCTGACAGGTTTGCATAGTTCGGAACGCGGCCATTCTTCCACCACTTTCCGATTGTGCCGTTCCCCATTCCGAGCCGACTTTCAAGGGCGGCAATGCTTGTTCCTCTGCTCTTACATAGTTCTTTTAGACGTAAATGCAAATCCATAAAAATAATTAGACAAAAATCAGAATTTCTTCTTGACAATGCGACTTAAGTCTATTATACTTAGACGTGTGAAGGGTACAAAAAACCTAGCCCCTCACCAAGACGGACTTTCAGAAGATATTTAATTGCCTTGACACGCTTATATTAGACTATCTTCTAATCTCTGTCAAGTAGTATTCGTACAGATTGGAGGGATTTTTTTGATTTATGAGAATGTCAAGCGCCTCTGCGAGAAGCACAAGACGAACATCGCGACCGTAGAAAAGGCGTGCGGCATTGCCAACGGCACAATCGGAAAGTGGGCAGGAAAGGACGCTGCCCCGCGCATCGACACTGTAAAAGCGATTGCCGACTATTTCGGCGTATCGGTCGACTCGCTGCTACAGAATTCGAGAAAACGGAAGGAATCTTGAGCCTTGTAAAAGAGACTCAGACGGAAAAGGAGGACGTATGAAAAACACAAAGCCCAGCAACACAGAAGAAATGCTCGAAAAGCAGTTGCAGCTGCTTTCCGAGCATAGCCAGAAACCAGACATCAGCCCGGAATCCCTTGCAGAATTGACAAATCAGATGGTCAACGTTGCAAAATATCTCGATTTTGGGCGTTAAACCATCCGCTGGTCTTCTTTTCCCGATGCAGCTTCGAGATTTCGTAATAAGCTTTCAAATACAGTTCGTAAATCTCTGACGGGCTTTTGCCAGTGAGGTCTTGCCGTTCAACATACAGATATGCGGTTGCCTCAACAGCATCTTTTGGGAAAGAATTCAGTTCAACACTATCAGCCACTTAGTTCACCTCCTTTCAGCTGAATCATAACACAGCGCGGCGGAAGGTGCAACCAATGAGACCGAGACAGCATGAATCACATAGGCAAGTGTGGTAGTGCTTGCGGTAATACCACGGTATTACCTTTAGGAAATGGAAATGGAAATGGAATAGATAGTATTTCTGAATAATTATTAAACAGAAATGGAGGGGATAACGATGGCAACTCAAAATCTAGCGGCGCTGATGTCTTCGGAATCGGACATGATCAACGCGGACGTTGCGGCAAAGATTCTCGGTTGTAGCCCGCAGCGTCTGCGGATGATGGCGCGGGAGAGGCCGGAGCTGCTTGGCTTCCCGGTATGTTGCCCGACCCCGAGTCGGGTAAAAATCCCGAGAATCCCATTTATGCGCTTCCTCGGATTGGAGGTAGACGCATGAAAGGCTTCTCCAAAGACTACTGTAAGAACAAACGAAAAGGAAGGAAACGCAAATGAAAGTCAGATTAACATTTTTGGAGCCTGTGCTTGGCACGTGGCCGAGCAACGAGAATGTGGCGCGGGATTTCATCGCGTCGAAAGCCCCGGACGCTTCTACCATCGAAGACGAGATCGCGGCGTTGGGCGCGGACGTGGTAGCCGACAAGGGTATGACGGTGTTCCCCCGCGCGAACGGGTGTCCGGTTCTGTATGACTACCAGATCAAGGGCTTTTTCAAGGACGCATGCGGTATGCTGACAAGAGTCAAGAGCACGAAAAGCTCGAGCTTGAAAGCTTACAAGAAGATCATCGACGGTTTGATTTTCGTCGAGCCGCGGCACATCCCAATTCAGGTCAGCGGCGAGATCGGCGAATGCCAGCGGCCTTTGAGAGCACCGACCCCGCAGGGCGAGCGTGTGGCGCTTGCGAACTCGGAGGAGATTCCGGCGGGCAGCACGATCGAGTTTGAAATTACGATGCTGGATGAAAAGGCGCACAAGGATATCGTCCTGGAATGGCTGGATTACGGACGGCTCAGAGGCATTGGCCAGTGGCGGAACTCCGGAAAGGGACGGTTCACTTACGAAGTGCTCGATTAAGTGCGAGGGCATAGATGGGCCCGGCGGCGAAGGGCAATGGAGTTGCACGGCCCCGCACGGCACGGCGCAGCAACGGAAAAGCAAAGCAGTGCAATGAGCCGCAACGAGGGCAACACGATTCACAGCGAAGGCATCGATAAGCTACGAGCGCAGAGGAGAAGCCGCGAAAGGCGCAGAGGAGCAACGGATAAGCGATGAAACGCATAGTATCGCGAGGGAGAGGCATGGCTCCGAACGGCGAAGACAGGCATTGAACGGCAACGGCGTGGTGTTGCAAAGCGTAGCAATGGCGTGGCATTGACTGCTCCGCATAGCAAAGGCTTTGGTATGCAATTCGTGGCAACGGCGTAGTAACGCGCGCTTTGCTTCGACAGGCAAAGGCAATGTAAAGCCCAGCAATGCGTAGCGGCGGCAGGGCTGCGAAGGGCTCAGAGACGCAAGGGCTATGCAGCAAACAGAAAAGCCACACTCGGCAAGGAAGATTATTTAAGGAGGATGAGAAAATGAGTGACGTTGAGATTATCACGGAGTTAAACCACAGGGCGGCGCGGGAGCGCGAGCTCGGCGAAAGGTGGGACGAGATCGTCCGGCTTCGCAAGCGGCAAAAGAGCCTGATGAAGATCGCGGAAACGGTCTGCTTCTCTATGGCGTGTATGCTGCTGGGCGGTACGGCGGTTATGCTGGGCTTCGGCCTGTTCCGGGCGGCGGTCACGCTTGGCGGCGCGGCGGCGTGCTTCTTCGTCGGCGCGGCTCTGACGGGGGCGTGAGATGATTTATCCGTGTAAAACGTGCACGACCGGAAGAGGAGACTGTCACTGCATTAACTGGCAGAGATGGTTTGCGGTCGAGTATGAGGCGGCGGCTGAGAAGCTGCATGCTGCGACATGCGAAGAACCGAAGCCAGCTCCGCCGAAGGTCTCGCATCGTGAGATTGTTTTCAGAACGATCTTTACGCGGCTTTGGAGGTGAGTATGACACAGGCAGATCGAGTTTTGATGTATATGCGCGACTTCGGGAGCATTTCCCCGGTGGAAGCGATGCGAGATCTTGGATGCATGAGGCTTGCGGCCAGAATTTCCGATTTGAAGAAAAAAGGCTATGTGATTCAGCGGGACATGGTATCAAGCTCGAACCGGTATGGCGACGAAGTCCGCTATGCGATGTACAGATTGGTGGAGACCCGGATATGAAAGATAAACAGCAAGCGCCGTGCATGTTTGACCGGTTCGGCGCTGAGATTTACGAAGGCGAAGAATACTTCGCCGGAAACGATGGAGATATCTTCGTGTGCGATTCTGAGAACTTTGACCCTGGCAATCATGTCATCTGCGATCTGGTAGAGACGATGGGAACAAAGTGGATATTAGAGCAGCTGGGGTATCAGAAGAAGACGTTCTGACCCGGCTGAGAAGGAGGGTAATATGCTGAAAGGATTTAACGAGCTTGTACAGATCGACGTTTTGCCGTTCTGTGACAAGCGGAAGGCGAAGGACGACAGTGGGAAGCCGATTGAGGTTCCGTATCTCCCGTGGGCAAAATGCAAGATGCTGCTTCACGAAAACGGAGCGAGCGAGGTCTATTTTGTGCCGCTGAAAAATGAGACTGGCGGGTACTTATTCCAGTCAAAGGAAGTCCATGACAAGAATGGAAGAACGACGGGGTGCTATTTTGTCTCCGTTGAAATCCACATCGACGATAAGACGTTCCGAATGGATATGCCGCTGATGAACGGTTCGCTCGTTGTCTACGACGACACGCTGAACCAGCTCAGGATTTCAAATGCGCACGCAAGAGCGTTCGTCAAGGGCGTTGCAATTCACACAGGGCTTGGCTTCAAGCTTTGGCTAAACGACAAGGACACGGAACGCGCAGACGATGACCTTTCACAGCACAGCATTATGGCGATCAAGCAGAGAATCGAACAGCTGATTACTTTGAAGCTGCAAAACGGGGCGGATATGAGCTATATCCTCTCCGGGCTTGGGCTGAATCAGAAGAAATTCGATCAGCTGATGGCATCGTTCGGTAACATTCAGTATCTGGAAAACACGCTGAAACGCTTATGATACACGATCACGACAGAAGCGGATGGTTTGGTGCCTCGGATACGGCGGCGATCATGGGCAGATGGGACACAAAGACGTTCCGCAGCTTTTGGCTGCAAAAGCTCGGCGTGAACCGCGACCACTTTTCGACGCTGGAAATGGAAACCGGAAGTGCCTATGAGCACCGGATTCTGGAGCATATCGGAATCCGGAAGATGGACAGGCAGATCAGGATTCGACGGCTCCGGCTGCGCGTGAACCTTGACGGAGAAGACGCACTGGAAATATCGGAAGTAAAGACGCACAAGGGCGAATCCTTCAAGGTGTCTCGCGCGTACTGGATGCAAGCACAGGTTGAAATGTTCGCGGCGAAAAAGAATCTGCGTATCGTGGCGTATCATCTGGAACCGGAAGACTACAGAAACTGGTTTCGGGAGATTGAGGACGATAGATTATCATATCATCCGATACCGTATGATCTGGAATGGATAGAAAGCGAATATCTACCACGGCTTCGATATCTTGCGAAGTGCCTTAGAAAGGGGGTCATTCCGGTTGAGAGAACTGAACATCATTGAAGCTTCGTGGAGCATGGACGCGGCGGGGAGCTGGCTGAAACTCCGGCCGGAGCTGCCCGGACAAGCCCGGATGGTAGCCGGGGAGATAGACCCGCAGAAGAAGTACACGGTCACGATCAAGGAGTTCCGGAAGAAGCGGAGTCTGGATGCAAACCGATATCTTTGGGTGCTTTGCAATAAGCTTTCGGTTAAGGTGGGTGCACCGCCGGAGGAAATCTATCGGCACTATATCCCGGATGTCGGTGACAACTCTGATACGATCTGCGCTCCGGACGCAGCGGTCAAGCGCTTCCGGGAATGGTGGGAAGCGCGCGGTCTCGGCTGGTGTACGGAGATTATGGCGTCAAAAATTCCGGGCTGCACGAATGTCATTTGCTACTACGGCTCAAGCACCTACGACACAAAGCAAATGGCGCGGCTCATTGATCTGGTCGTCGAGGACTGCAAACAGCAGGGCATTGAGACGCTCCCGCCGGAAGAACTCGAGCGTATGGCGCTGGAATGGAGGCAGGATGAGAAAGGAAACGAAGGCGACAAAGATACCTGAGAAGGTCAAGAAGGCCGTCTGGGAGCGCGACGGCGGGCGCTGCATCGTCTGCCTCCGCCCCGGCAATCCGTGGTGTCATTACATCCCACGCTCGCAGGGCGGGCTTGGAATCGAGCAGAACATCGTGACGTTGTGTGATAAGTGCCACAACGACTTTGACCAAACGGGAAAGCGAAAGCACATGAAAGAGTACATCAAATGGTATCTCAAAATGATATACCCCAATTGGGATGAAACGAAACTTACATACAAGAAAGGACTATAAGGATGTCTTTGAACAATATTACCCTGATGGGAAGGCTCACGAAAGACCCGGAATTGCGATTTACGCAGGCTGGTAAGCCCGTTGCTTCCTTCACACTGGCGGTCGACCGGGATTACCAGAAGGACGAAGTCGACTTTATTCCTATCGTCGCATGGAACAAAACGGCTGAGTTCGTCAATTCCTACCTCGGAAAGGGTCTTATGGCTACGGTGAAGGGAAGACTCCAAAATCGGAAGTGGACGGATAAGAACGGCGTAGATCGCATTATCTCTGAAGTTATCGCAGAAAACGTCTACCCGGCAGAATGGAAAAAGCACGAGGGAAAACAGAATCAAGACCCGGCGAATCCCGGCGGGTTTACGATGATGGACGAAGATGACGGCGATCAGCTGCCGTTCTAAGGCGGTGGCGGGATGGCAAACAACAAAGACCCTGCCGTCTTGTTTTACACGTCGGATTTCCTATCCGGCTGTGCCTTGATGGATATGCGGGAGCGTGGGCAGTATATCACGCTCCTGTGCCTCCAAAGAGAGCGCGGGCATATGACGATGCAGGAAATCATACGGGCTGTCAAAAAGCCGTCAGACGAGGTTATGAGCAAGTTTCAGAAGGATGAGGATGGCAAATACTTCAACCGCCGGATGGAGCTTGAAATCGAAAAACGGGACAAGCATTGCCAGCGTCAAAGGGAGAACATCAGCAAGCGTTGGAATAAAGAAAATGATAGCTCTGGTATGGCTGATGGTAGTGCTTGCGGTAATACCACGGTATTACCTTTAGGAAATGGAAATGGAAATGGAAATAGAAAAGAGAGTAGTTCTATTCCTGAGAAGAAACGTAAGAAATTTATACCACCTACGTTGGAAGATGTTTCCGCATACGCGAAGGAGCGTGGAGTCCCGAATCTGGCACAGAAATTTTTTGACTATTATTCTGCCGGAAATTGGGTCGACGGGAAGGGCGACCCAGTACGGAACTGGAAGCAGAAGTTCTTGACGTGGGAATCGAAAGAACATGAGAAGGGTGCGCCGTCACAGCCGGGGAAGAAGCCGGGCTACAACGTGCAGCATCACGGGGACGAGCTGTCCGATGTGCAGCGGGCGGCGATCCGGCAGATGATGGAGGATGGGGCATGAATACTTGGATCGTCATTCCGGATATCATTTCCGGGCTCTATCCCCGGCTGTGACGGAGCTGGGAAAGCCTATCCGGGCGAAGAAGTACCCGCAGAAGAACAAGAACATGACGTTTTATCTGGTCAGCGTCCGCGACCCGGAGGAAGGCAGAGACAAGAAGATCGTCATCCGCGCGCCGGAGCGCTGGGAGGCGGAAGTGACGGTGCAGGTCAGGAGGAAGACATGATCAGGCAAAAATACGCCGGACCATGCGGCAGGGATTGCCCGCGACGCGAACCGGGCTGTGGGGCTACCTGCGAAGCGTGGCTTGCCTATGAGGCTGAACGGAACGCGGGCTACGACAAGCGCGCCGAGATCATCGACATAAGCCAGATGACCGATGGCGGAGCGAGAAACTGCCGGAGGGTGGCAAGAGGGAAACGGAAAATAGGAGGGGAAATGTGAAGCTATGACAGACAAGGAAATTATACAGGCGCTGCGGATATGCTCCCGCAGAACAGACGCACAAACTTGTACGGAATGCCCATTGTTTGACAGCGAGGATTGTATGGGCGACATGATGGTTGGTGCAGCTGACTTGATCGAGCGCCTGACCGCCGAGAAGGCGAAGGCAGAAGCCGAGAGGGACGCGGCGTTAGCAGACCTAGCGGATGCGCGGAGTTGCAAGACTTGCAAGTATGCGTGCGATACGCGCGACTGCTCCAGCTGTAAATCAAAGACGTGCAAATGCCGTGAGTGCCATCTCGACAAGAATGCGTGGGAATGGCGCGGATTGCCGGAAGCACCGGAGGAAGGAGGAAAGGCATGAACCCAGAACTCCTGAAATCTGTGACACGCAATGGTTGGATTGAATGGAAACTGTTGCCGAACAAGGAGGACACTGATGGAACGACTGACGTTTGAAGGGAACTTCTGCGACATCGCGCAGTGCCGCGAACTGCCGTGTAAGTATGACGGGAACTGCACGCAGAAGGAGGTATGGGAAAGGCTCAAGCAGTTCGAGGACGCGGTGCAAACACCAGAGAAAGCCGCGTGGGCAAAGAAAACTATCGAGATGGCGTTTTCGGATGACACGTCGGAGGTTGAGCGCCTCCGCGAACTCTACAAAGCCGACAAGGAAGGGCGGCTCGTCGTGCTCCCGGTACGGCCAGTGCTTACGCAAAGTTGCGCAAGTATGTTGTACATAGTGGATGACGACGAAATTTATGAAGATTCGTTGTATGAAGCCGTTGTCGGCATGTCCTCAAGCGGGCGTACGAACGTAATTTATACTACACTCTCTGATCAAATGATTTTTGGCCAGGAGGCCATCGGCAAAACCGTTTTTCTGACACGCGAAGAAGCCGAGAAGGCTTTGCAGGAAATGGAGGGCAAGGGATGAGCTTCAGTAAGAAAAAACGGGAAGCGGTCTATGCGAAGTATGACGGCCACTGTGCCTACTGCGGACGGTCTATCGACATCCGAGACATGCAGGTAGACCACTTCCTGCCGCTGCGGGCTTGGGGCATTGAAGAAGCCGGAACGGATGATATTTCAAACCTCATGCCGTCCTGCCGGATGTGCAACCACTACAAGCGGGCAAATTCTCTGGAAACGTTCCGGCGGTATATTGCAGAGATTCCGCGCAAGCTGCGCGAGAACTACATCTACAAGGTGGGGGTCGCCTACGGCAACGTTGTCGAGCACGAGAAACCGATAAAGTTTTACTTTGAACAGATGGAGGGCAAGAAGGATGGCTGATTTTATCCGGCGCGAGGATGCGCTATTTGCGTTACAGAAAGCAGAACGCGGTGGAAGCATGACGGCACTAACACGGTTGGAACGCGCATATGCCGAAATTCGGGGAATGCCCGCCGCTGACGTTGCGGAGGTGGTGCATGGGCGGTGGATTAAAGATGATTTCCTTTCCGATGATGTAAACAATGCCGAAAAATGTAGTCGGTGCGGCGAACTGATTGGATGGTTCGGGAATCTGCCGAACTACTGCCCCAACTGCGGGGCGAAGATGGATGGAGGTAGCAATGGAGAGTGAAAAACTGGTTTCTGCCGATGGCCTGAGGGAATGGTTGAAGAAGATCCCGCTTCATGATTTGAGCGATGGTCGCGGGCTTTGCCGCATAATTTTCGCGGAAGACTTTGAAAGGGCGATGGCGTCATTTCCGGGCGATGCTATACAAATAGTGCGGTGCAGGGACTGCAAGTGGTTTGCGGACAACAACGGTGGAGAGTGGTATGGCTGCAAGATGTTTCATGTCGTTCGGATTACCCCAGAGGACGCACCGAAACCTGACGATTTTTGCAGCTACGGAGAACGGAGGGAAGAATAAAGGATGAGCCTAACAGACGCTGCCAGATACACCACAATGATTATGGCGCAGAATCCAGACTGGTGCGCCAAAAGAATGGAAAACTTCGAGAAGTACATCACGGAAAATAGTGCTGGTGCTGCCGAGGTGTGTAATGAAAGGAAAGACAACTCCGCGATGAACACACACATTACAAACATCAAGGGCGACTGGCAGGAGATTCAAGACGCTTCGGGATATAGCGTCAACCAAGATGGGCAGATCAGAAACGATAAGACTGGTAAGATTCTGAAACCGTTGCGATGATACTGGCGAAATTTATTCCAGCATTAGGGCGGCAAGTGTAGCAACCGGAATCAGCCGTGCGAATATCTCAAATTGCGCACATGGGCGGTATAAACAGGCTTGCGGGAAGCATTGGAGTTTTGTATAGGAGGGAATTTTGAAGACAGAAATCATCAAAGTAAAAGGAGACTGGCAAGAAGTTGTAAACGATTGCCGGGCAACTGTAAAAAAGCCG